ATCTTATTATAGATAGAGAGATTAGGTCGTTTGAGTATATGGATTACGCTGGAAATAAGGTTACCAAAGATAAGACTAGGCATGTAGTCTTTTTACCTTTCTTAAAGTTACTACAGAAGGTATGGCAATCTCCAGAGTATGGGCTTAGCAGGGAAACTGCTATACGTAATTACGGTCAAAAAGCATTTGCTGAAAGTTGCTCCACAGTGGGTGGATTGTACTATGAAGAGTTGCAGCGTTTGTTTGAGAGCACTATCAAATATTTTATATTCCTTTGGATAGCCAAGTGTCATAAAGTTGACTTGTTTGGAAATAAAAATCCTTTGGTTAATGATCATAATGTGTTTAAAACAGCTTGGTATAACAACTATGAGATAGAACAAACAGGTACTTACATAAAGATGAATGTAACACCCCGGCACCTACCTAGAGAATTTGGCAAATACAAATTTAAGACTAAACCAAATATACAGATTCAGTTGAATAGAATTGATCCGTCTGGTAAGAGAGTTTCTATTTCAACAGATGAAGACACTATTTTAGAAGACTTAGTTGGTTTTTCATACAACCCTAAGTATAGTGTGGCTGGTTTGGAGTTGTCACGTAATTATGTCTCAGTCGGTTTAGATGTAGTCCCTTGCTGTTGGGACAGGTCAGATACGTCTGATACTAGATCATACCTCGATGCTATCTCAAAACGCCTATTAGGTGCCAGGGATGATGAACGAGGTTTATGGCTAAACCAACAGCGTTGGTTGTGCGATGTTGCTAACAAGCACGGCCTATTACCAAAGGATATATACCAAGAGTTGGGTGTAAAGGTGGAGCAGTGTAAACTGGAATGTAGGTTAGTACAGGACCCGTATTATGGGGATTTATCCCCTATAGGTCCTGACGTGGTGTACTCGGTTGATGATAATGGATCTTTTAAATCGACCTCTTGTACTGGGCACCATGGTATTCACACTTATTCTTTATACACTAGGAATATTGAGCATTATGATTATACCCGGTCATTAATTGACAGCGGGTTTGCCGTAACCAATGAGTATACATACCAGAGTGAAGCGATATCTCCGGTGATGGACGTCATAGATCAATTGTTATCTGACACATCCAGGTGGGCCCCTGGGAGAGTGTCAGATTTTATGAACACTACAGTTGAGAACATAAAAGACGGTGTTTTCTCTTGGTACGCTCAATTTTACTCCACTTACATCAATAGGGAGACTTACGCTAATTTGCCTGGTCCTAAGAGACAACTTAGGCAAAGAGTGTTAGAGGGAGTGCGCTATGCGCCCAAAACCGGATTTAGTGAACCCGTAGCTAAACTGAAAGACGAGATTGACAAATCCAATCCTGAGAAGCCTTCTAGGATTTTCGTGTCATATGGAGATGAATCGTCTTTCTTGGATCCTGCCTTAATAACGATAGTTAAGAAGCGTTTGCAAGGTCGTATCACACGGTCGTACATGGTGGGAGGTCGCAAGACCACTATTGATTGCTATGTTTTTACCACTCCGAAAACTACGGAGTTAGAAACTTTTTTCAAACACTTGATAGACATTGATAGAACACCAGATACTATTGTATTTGCATGTTTTTCTGATGATAGTGTAATAGCATGGAATTTACCGCAAGGAATTGGTTATGCAAATGTGGATATATCATCTTGTGACTCATCTAATGGTCCTCTGATTTTTTCCTTGGTGTATATGATGTTAGCACAACTGGATGAAGAATCCGCTAGGTGTTACATACAGCAATGCCATAAACCAATTCTCTGTCGGAACCCACAAGATTCCAATCAGTGGTTTAAGATATTATTTCCCACGTGTTTCGAGGGTTCCGGTACTTCCCTCACGACCTTACTCAACACCGTAGCATCAGTTTTGATATGTTTTGCTACTATTGAAGTGTTGATGTCAAGTCCTAATCTTGACATGGAGGCCGCAATACGTCAGGGTGCGGCCTTAGTAGGTCACAAGGTTACCGTTGAGCACTGCCGTGACAGTACCGGCAGTTATGTACCAGAGAAAATACAGTTTCTCAAATACTCGCCTATTCGGACTACCGAAGGTAAGTACATCCCATCTAGGAATTTAGGATGTATAGTGCGAGGGTTAGGAAAACTATTTGGCGATTTGACTCCTGATATGATTGCCATGACTCCAGCTGAATTCCGAACTACATCAGCGGCGGAGAAGTTCCACAGGTACATCAGCGGAGTGATTATGGGTTTGAAAAATGAAGCGAGCCATCCTTTGCTAAGTGGCTTGCGGTGTAACTTCACCCATACCAATATAATGATTCAACCCACTTTTGTGGAGGCGGATGGTTGCTACTCCTCCCAGACATTAGAATTGGAATCACTGCAGAGAAGATACCCGATCGACATCGAAAGTCTCATACAGATGCATATAATAGCTACAGAATTACGTTTAGGCAGCGTAGTTCACAGCGAAGCATTATCCGAGACATTGGTTGTAGACTACGGTTTAGAAAGACGAGAGGCTAGCCCAACTCTCGGAACTTTCGAGAATTCTGGCGTTACATTACGCACCTCTGCTTAACCGCTCCCCCTCCAGTCCCG